ATGCTGACTAATGAAGCCAGATGATTTGCTCATAGCGACAGGCGGTGTATCCGCACCGTTTTGGTTGCCAGCACTTAACCAGTGGGTAGGTCTGGTGTTTGGTGTGCTGTCAATAATATACGTGTCGTGGAAACTCTGGAATATGTACAAGGATAGGTAAGACATGCCAACGATTACCACAGACCAGCAGTTAGAAACCGAAGTCGGAACCCTTGCAGGTGCTGGCCTTCCGGCTGCACAGGCAACCACTCAACAGGTTCAAACTGGTGAGTTACTAGGAACTACCCTAGGTCAAGTTCCTGCGGCTCCTGTTGCGCCAACCGCACAGGCATCTACAACTGGTATCACCACAACCGCTCCAACAGCCCCTGCGGCTACCGTTGGGCAGATTGCCGGGATAGCCGACGTATCCACAGACCTACAGCAGCTAGGCCCTGCACAAGCAGCCCAGCTAACACCTGCTGCCCCCTACATGACCGCCCCTCAAGGTCAGGTATCTAGTCAGGCTGTAGCTACTGCTGCTACCGACACCTTGGACCCACAGGCCACCGTACAGTATCAGCTTGGGCAACTGATGTCGTCCCTGCAGTCTGGTGGTCCTATGCCAGCTTGGGCTTCCCCACAAGTTCGCAAGGTAAACGCCATCATGCAACAGCGTGGCCTCGGCGCAAGTTCGATGGCTTCTGCCGCAATCACCACGGCCCTTATGGAGTCTGGTGTACAAATCGCCGCGCAGGATGCGAACAAGTATGCAGCAATCCAGCTACAAAACCTAAATAACAAACAACAAGCAGCCTTGCAAAACGCCGCGACCTACGCTGCGATGGACAAGGCAAACCTAAACGCCCGTCTCCAGTCTGCAGTTACCAACGCTCAAGCCTTCTTGTCTATCGACCTGAAGAACCTTGACAACCAGCAAAAAAGCGATACATTAACATACCAGTCCCTTGTCACAGGTTTGTTCAAGGACGCTGCTGAAGATAACGCCCGACAGCAGTTCAATGCCAAGAACGAGTTGCAGGTAGACGAGTTCTTTGCCGAACTAGGCGCACAGGTGGATACAGCTAATGCTAACCGTGTAGCTTCTATGGAGCAGTTCAATGTATCCGAAGCTAACTCGATGGGTCAGTTCAACGCTTCCATGCGAGACTCGCGGGACAAGTTCAACGCGCAGATGCAGTATGCAGTCGACCAGTCGAACGCGGTTTGGAGACGAAACGTAAACACAGCAAACACTGCCCTGCAAAACGAGACGAACCGTATCAACGTGCAGAACGAGTACAACGCCAATCAAAACGCCCTAAACAACCTGTGGATGATGTACCGTGATAACGCCAGTTGGAACTTTCAAAAAAGCGAAAACGCTTTAAACCGCGAACACGATATGGGCTTGAACGCTATGGAGTTTGCAAACAACAACCAGCTATACGACAAGCAGCAGAAGGATGGCTTGGCAGCGGGGATTGGCAACTGGCTAGGTCGCTGGGCAGCGAACTTATAATAGGAATTAAATAGTAATGTTTGATAAAGTATTTAACTTCGTAAAGGACTTTAGTCTGGACAAGGCACTAGATACAGTTGTTGACTATGGTGCTGACCTCGTTCTTGGTAAAAAACAATATGGCTATGATATAAGCACGGGCCGTATGACAGAAGAGCGGTCTGAAAGTGGCTTTCTAGACCTAGTATCCACGGGTGCAAAACACTATATGGATATGAAAGACGATAAAGAATCTCAGTATTTCAGTACTCCTGAGATAGAAAAGTTTCAGGCTCGTAGCAGATACCGCCCAACTGCTGGCGGTCTAGCCGGAGGTCAAACCCGCTGGTCGCCTCGCAGCCCCCAGTTTCAGGATGCGCTTCGCCGCCGTTTACAAAATCAAAACTTCGAAACCAACCTAGAGGCGAAGACAGCGCAGTACACTGTACGACCTACTAAGGGACGCGCCCGACCTGTTTCGCCGGGAGCAGCCACAATCAAGCGCACCACAGCCGCACCACGCATTAAAGTAACTGGAGACTAACTTGGCAGAGCAAACCCTAGGACGTTCGCGGGATACCGCGCAGTTAGACCCTTTCGCTGCTGCGCCACCCGGTCATTCCCTAACAGAAGATAATAGCAAGTGGCCTTGGGGCAAACCGCCTAAGTACGCCGACCCGGACGAAGCGTTTGAACGGTCTGTTGAAAGTATTACAAACGAAAAGAACAAGCAGGAACTATTCAAGCTATTGATGGTTGGTGTGTCTGTTGAGGTGCTTGTAGAGGGGATGCTCTTTCAAGGGTTTCGCGATGGTTACTACACACCCGATGTTGGGCTGCTGTTGAAAGGCCCATTAGCAATTATCATCTCTGACATGGCAGAGGAAGAAAACATCCCCTATCGCCTGTTTGAAAACGATGACACCATGACAGAGGATGAGATGGACGACGAGACCTTCTTCCGCATGATGCAGCAAAACAACCCGAGGATGTTTGAGTATGTTCGCGAGAATGTCAATGCCGCAATTCGTGCTGGCAACACCCCGCAAGAGCCTAACTTTATGAACATGTCTCGTGAAGAGGGAGAAGAGTAATGGGTATCGGTATCGCTTTTGCTACAGGCTTCCTGAAGGGACATACTGATGTTGCTAAAGAAAAGGCTGCTGAAGCACTCAAGAAACAAGAACTAGAAGCAGAACAGCGGGGTAAGTTTGCAGATAACTTCATAGACTACATGAAGAGTGACGACCCCCAGCAGAATGTAGCTGAGTTTTTGAGAGATAAGGCAGGTTACAGCCCGTTGGATTTGTCGTATCTAGGTAATACCATGAATGATATTGAAAATACCATAGCATTTGGTAGTTTTAAGTTACAAAAGCCTGAGAAGTGGGATGAAGATATCAGAGACGATAATATGCTTCGTGCGGGCGGCACATGGCTACGCACCGTACAAGGGCTATTCACCAATGAAGAATCTGGTGCTGCGCTAATTAAAGAGTTGGAAAGCAATCCGACCGCTTTAAGAGTCTTCAATGATAAGTTTAAGATGTACTCAGACTATTATGTCATGGGTATGCGAAAGGAAAACACCAACTCAGCTACAGGTGTTACTAGTGCGTATCTCCCACCTAGCGTAGCGTTCGGACCTTTGTTTGAAGCCGTGGGTAATCTTAGACAACCCACACCCGACAACACTAATCAGATTACTATCCAAGACAACCCCGATATCGAGAACCCCGCGAACTCAGTTGTGTTCAAGTTCCGCGACGAAAGTGGCAAACAAAGTTTAGAGGCTCGTGAGTTCGATGAGGGTGTGTACACTAGTCTACAAGCCCTAGCTATAAACTTGGGCTACAAGGGCAGTCAGAATGTGTCGCCAGTGCAGCAGATGGTAGATAGCTATGATGATGTCATGTTCGCAAACAATGCTGATGAGGCTTTCAAAACCTTGTTTATTGCTGCCGAACTAGAACGGGCAGGGGCTGGGGCTTTCAACATGACAGGCGGTGGTAGTGAAGCCACACGAGCCAACATAGGCAACTTATTAGAAGAGAAGTTTCAAGGTGACCGCTTCTTGATGGCGCAAGCTATGGCTCCCTTGATGGTCTTGGATGAAGACCAGTTCAACAAGAGCAGCCGCCTTACCTACTCCATGCAACCCGCTGCTACCTACTTCAAGAAATACCTGAACGTAGATGTAGCGCAAGTTCGCGAACAAACCGGGGAAACACAGGAAACCCTGAGATTGTTGGAACAGCTAAAAGGCAAGCTAGGTAAGGAATCAACCCCTACTGGTTTCGTAGCTGCGTTGAAAAGCGTATTCGGCGGGGCGTTCGGTGAAGGCGGTCAGGTTAGCCAGTTGCTTGGTGACAACACCGACGGCGTTAGCAGCGATGAGGTCATGCAACGTGCAAAGGACATGGGCTTTATCAGCACCACGGTCATCAAAGACCTATCTGAAATGGAAGCCTTGAAGCTAACCCTAGCTGCGAAGATGGCACGGGCTATTGACCCGTCAGGCCGTTTGTCTAACCAAGACTTTGAAGTTCAGCTACAACGCTTGGGTCAGTCAGGGTTTTTCACTTCAAAGGTACAGGCTCAATCAAAACTCGATACCGTAATCGAAGATTTTACAGCCCGTTCGAAACGCCTGACAGTATTGGACGAGATTGCAAACGCCCCAACATTCGGTGCGAGGGAAGCTCGTCTACTCAAGGCGAACATGGCAGTTCAGAGTGCCTTAGATGCTAGGAGAGCGGGTTCATATACTACGTCAACCCAGCGAGGTTCGCAAAAAGAGCCAGCAGCAGTCCCGGCAGAACCCCTAACCCTAGACTCTGACATGGGTTTCTATACCGACGGAAAAGGTAACTACTTTAAGGACGAGCAGGGGCAATCACCTGTATCTACAGAAGAGTTTAACGCTAAGTTCAACGAGGTATATACATAGTGGCTGAGCAGCAAATCCCACAGGCTTTCGAAGAAGCCACCCAAGACGAAGTTCAAATCGGAAGACAAGACCCAGTTCTTGGGGTTGGCTCTGAGATTGTAAAGGATGAAACCATTCCTGAAGCGGCTCGTGAAGACGTGGCTGTACAGCAGGAAGGCGTGGACTTCCGGGAAGTATTGGCAGGAAACGTCTCTAAGGTTGGTTCTATGAACATAACCCCGAAGGCGTTAGAAGCTGCTAAGAAGAACCCATCTTTGATGATGCGGATTAAGTCTGAACATGCACGGGCAGGTCAAGCCACTCCAGAAGACCAGCCGATTATACCTATGCTTCGCAATGGCGAGTTCGTTCCGACACCTGAGATAATCTCTGACCCTACAACTATGGACAAGACAGAGAAGCTTGTCATGGCTCGTAAAGCTGTCGATGACCTCATGGTTCAGCAGGGAATTGAAAACCCGATAGTTCGTCAGATATTTGTCGACGACTTTGCTACAGGGGATTTCTACGAGTCATTATCAACTCGGTTGGCACAGGCCGGGCAGTTCATACCTGAAGGTCTTGCAAGTCTTGCTATTCTCCCGTATCACGCAACAGGGGCTTTAATAGATTCAAGAAACAAAGGAACCGACTGGTCTGCAGAGTGGGGTTCGCGGCAAAACGATATACAGCAAGCATTTCGAACCACTAGAAATGCCATAGATATGGTTATTCCTAGACCGACTATGGCTATGGCCTTCAATGACCACGTTGAAGAAGAGTTAAACAAAAAGCTTGAGGCTGGGACAATAACACCAGACCAGTACAAGCAGACCATGTTTATCACTGATGAAGAGGGTAAAGAAGTTCGCAGGGATTTCTTCAATGATGAACAGGCACAATCTCTGATAGACCTAGGCTTTGAAGAACTACCAACCTTAGAAAAGTTTGGCGTTATCTTTGTGGAAACTGCTGCTCTCATGGGGGGGCCGGGACAAGCCAAAGGCATCTTGGCTATGCAGAAGTTCAACAAACTTGTCAAGCGGTATGATGAAACCACAGACATCGGCAAAGCTATCGCTGGCAAAACCGACCCGTTTGAAGTTGTCAACATCATGGAAAGCATGGGGGTCAAGACCCGCATCAATCGCAACGCCCTGTCTATCGGTGTTATGCAACAGCGCACAGACCGTGCTTTAGATACCCTTGCTGACCAGATTGATGAGGCGGGTACAAAGCTAGATGCGTTACGTATAAGCGGCGTACCTAAAAACAGCACCCAATATAAGGTGGCCCAAGGCGAGTATCAAAACCTAACCAGCCGTATGCTTCGTGCTAAGTACACAGCAAAGGTATATCCGTACGTCAAAGAAACTACGCAGGATGCCCTAGTGATTTCGGCGGGACAGCTAACTGCGCGGGAATGGCTTCCTGAATTTACTGGTCTTAGTCCTGAAACCTCAGAGGTGATTGGGGCAATCAGCATGGTTGCTGGGGGTCACCAGCTTTTACAGTCTCTTGGTGGAACGCTTATCAAAATGACAGCCAGCCCTCGCGGAGGTGCGCCTCGTGTGTTCGCATCCTCTATGGACTTCATGGCTAACGTAGCCACCTTGGGTTCGTTGAGATTGGCAGGTGTAAAGCTAACAGATAGTACCATCGAGAATTTCGAACTAGCTACGGGACGTAAGCTGTCTGGCGATGAAATAAAAGGCATCAACGCTACTATCAAGATGATGAACAGCTTGAACGACACCGAGCGTGAAGTTGTAATGGGTGCTATCGACGAGTACGTGAATTTGCGTGATAGTATCGTCAAGGCATTTCCAGAGGGTGAGCAAGCAGAAGCTATGGAACTGTTTAACCTGTCCTTCTCAAATGCCTCGGGTTTGAACTTCATGTCCGCAGTAACTTCTGTAAACGCCAACAAGCTAGATGTTCGCGAACTGGGTAAGATGGAACTAAGTTCTATCTATAAACAGATGAACGCTGCAAACAAACAGGTTGAAGTGACCGAAGCTGCTTTGGCTAATCTGGAGAACATGGTGCAACGCTCTGGTATTGAAAACCCAGAAGTTGTTACTGAATTTATCGCATCTAACAGAGCAGCACTCAAGTCCTTCCAAAATGCACAGATTAAAACAGCAGAAGAGCAGCTTGCAATACTGGGCGATATACGCAAGACAGCACTTGCTGACCCTACAATAGACCTACCTGAAAACTTCTTGCTAGACCTAACTGAAGCAGATTCTGCCCTGCGAACACAGCTAGGCCAAACCCTAGACAAACGCACCCAAGTAAAAGAGGTTATGACTGACCTGTTCACAGGGTTGTCTACTCGTCTGGAAAGTATGCGTGGTTATCGCGGCAGGGGTAGGGAATACTATAGAAATTTAGGCAGAACTACAGAAGATGTGATAGACACCCAGATTGATTCTATCTGGACTATGGGACATGCTGCTTATGATGGCGTTCGCAAAGCGTCGCAAGGTGAGCCGGGAATCGACCTAACTGATGCCGTAGACTACATGGTAAATCAGGCAGCCCCGGGAACAGCCTTCAAACGCTTCTTCAGTCCAGAGGGTCAGTTCTTCAGTGGTCGTCTGGGTAGGCAGAACATGATTGTATTTAATGACATGGTCGAACGTGCCTTACCAAACCTAGATGAACTACGGGCTGAATTGAAGACTGGCGGTGTCGACCAAGCCCTTGTTGACAGCATGACAAACATCGAACTGGCTATGGAACTGAAGCGCATCCAGCCAGACTTCAATCCGTTCTCTCAGGCTAATGCCTACGAGGTGGATGTCCTGAAACGTGCATTTACTGATTACGCCTACAAGGTTGATAATGGTGCGCTAGCCGATACCTACAGAAACTACGGTCAAACTTTAGATAACGCTATCCGGCAGCAACAGCCAGAAACTTTCAAGCTATTGCAGGAGGCGCGTACAACGTACCGCTCTGAAGTTGGTGACCGCTTACGTCCCGGGGGTTTTTTGTACAAGGTTGACATGTCTCGTCAGGGTGGGCGAATTGTAACTGCAACTGGTGACGATATGTTCCAGTATGCTTATAAAGGTGTGAACCCGTTAAACCTATTCAAAGGCGTTACGAACAACATCAGCAAAGCCCTGAAAGGTAACTTCGATGCAGAAGCAGACCTAACAGCAGAAGTCGGTGCTATCGTAACCCAGTTTGCTGACACGGTTGATGGGAAGCGGGTGTTCGATTTGTCAACCGATGCTGGTCGTGCCAAGTTCGCGGCATTACAAAACGCAGTTGGCGAGAAGGCGTTTGCAGACTGGGCAGATAACCAGATAAAAGTTTTCGAACGTGTTAATAGCGTCGAGGCTGTTAAGCAAGGCGGTTACAAGCTAGACAACCTAGCTGACATGGACTCTGTACATAGCCTGATGCAAGTGCCAGTTCGAAATGCAGACGGCACTGTGGAGATGAAACCACTTGTAAACCTATCTGAGTTGTACTCTGACCACAGAAACTTAGATGAGTTTGTCAGGGGTAGCGAAAAGGCACGTAAAGAATACGCATCGTACATATCAGATTTTAATAACGTTGACAGCAAACTTCGCACAAACATCCAGAACAACATTCGTATTCAGGATGACGCACTAGACCAACTAAAACCATTCACAGGCGGCTTGAACGCAGAGGCATTTTATCAAAGATACATTATTGATAGCAGCCCTGCAGAGATAGAAAACCTAAGAACCCTGTTCGTAAACTCACAGCGCAAGGCGGGTAAGTCTGCAGACGAAGCTGCTGATATGTTTGATTCAGCAGTAGGTCGCCTAGTTGCAAAAGGTTTCCAAAGCAGGGGTGGTCTAGCCCCTATCCCAGAGGCCGTACTCCCAGCAACACGCAGGGATGTTCCTGTAGCGCGGCAGTTTACAACCCCAGAGAACATGCTGGATGATATACGCGACCACCGCGAGAAGCTGGTAAATGTTCTGGGTGATGAACACGTAGATTACTTAGAAAACATAACCAAGTTCCTTGCACGTTCGCGGGACATGAGTGTTCGCTTAGATGGCATGACATCTGGATATTCCTTGAATGAGGGACTCAGCCGCACGTACAACATCTCTCGCGGAATGGTTAGCCCTCTCTATGTTACCTCTGAGTTCGCGGTTCGTCTTATGGCCCGTTCTAATATAGACGTATTACAGTTAGCTGCTGGAAACCGTGACGCTGCAGACATCATACATAAGATGTTCAAGACACCTGAACTGGTCACCCAGCCCAACATGAAAACCCTCAATGCTGCTCTTACAGAGTTCGCATTTACAGAGATGGCACGTAACGACCTGTTCGCACCCGAACTAAACGAAATGTTCTTACTACCCGAGAAGGAAGAAGCAAATGATGAACAAGAATAAAAAAACCCGCAAGTCATACGCCTACGGGTCTATGGTTCGCAAACCAATGCAGATGGGTGGCACAGCAATGTCTGCCAATCCTATGATGCCACGAACCCAGCAGGGTATGCAGCAAGGTATGAGCATGGGTATGCCGAAGATGGCAGACGGCGGCAAACTGAAAGAGCCTACCAATCCCGGCCTGAAGAAGTTGCCAAAGCCTGTACGTAACAAGATGGGTTACATGGCCTATGGCGGCAAGATGAAGCCTAAACGTAACGGGTAGAGTTCGCCATTACCTCATCGCCTGTCTCTCGTAGATAGCGAACGAGGCTAGCAACCTTGAACGTCCCCTCATATTCGGGGAAGCCCTGTTCCATAGTCTTAACAAACTCTTCTGGGTCTACCGCTTGATAGTCCAGTTCTATGTGACCGTTTGTGTTCATCATACACGTTAGAGTAAACAATTCAGCTTTAGCTTTCTTTGCCATTTTTATACGCCTTAAATACATCCGTTGAAAATAGCTTCTGAAGGCTGAGTAAGTACATACGAGCCGCACCGTTATCCCCCCCGGATACGGTGCGTTTTTCGTCTAGGTTGTTTATTATTCGTTTGAGAGATGGGACATCAAACACGAGGGTTGCGAAGGTCTCGTCCCCAATGCAGAGGTTGTGAAACCAGTAGTCAGACTCTGTCTTGTTGATACCGCTAGGCTTACCATAGCACTCATACTCTATGGCGATGTTGCCAGTTCGAACCCACATGTCTCGCTCTGACTTCACCTCAATCTTCTTGTCCTGTAGCATATCAGCAACACGCTGTTCGCGAACCTTGCCGTATGCTAGGTCTAGGTCAAACTTCTTACGGTCAGCTACCTGTGGTTCAAGACTCATTTTTCTTCCCCTTAAATCTATGCTTGAAGAACACAATAGTATTCAAGCCTGTGTTGATAGTTACCATAGCTAGCAACCACCATTGCCACCAGAGTAGCGTAAACTGTCCTGTGTCGTCAAGCATCTTTTTCCGCCTGTTTTAGTCTAAGTTCTACCCACTCTTTATAGCAAGGGTGGTCTTTGGGCGGGTCGTACTGAACCCACCCGTCTCCACGTTTCCAAATCATGCTGCTGTCAAGTCCACAACTTCACACACACCCGCAGTACAGGCTAGTTCCCGCGAACCACTGGTATTGTCTTCCTTCTCAAATAGAGATAGCTGATTCCAATCTAGTGTGATATGTCCGTAGGTATCCTGCCAATCGAGGTAATCTTCTCGTTCGATATCCTGATACGGTGCTTGTTGATAGGTGTGGTCACTATGCGGCAAGAAAGATACCCCAGAAGCCACATCGAAGTTCTCATACACCCACGCACCTACATCCATCCACTCTTCTTCCTTGACAGAGATAGTGACCGACGGTTTGTGTTCACACCAATGCAGCGCGTATGTTTTCCACAGTTCTAGCTGTTCGATAGCTGTCATCTGGGTTCGCGTTACGGCGTTGCTGGGAGACTTCATAGCAAAGCTGAACACAGTAGTCGAGTCCGGCTTCATCACATCTCGTTCGTTTGGTACACCCGCCTCAATCATAAACTGAGTTAGCGGGTCTTTGTTATCCCCGCGAACAGTTCTGATATAGTAATCGTTGTGACGTGCATGAATACCGCTAGCGGTGTCGGTTAGCTGTGACACAGTACCCGACGGCTTTACACAGGTGATTGCAGCGGATACCGGGATTCCAAGCATGTTCGCATACTTGTCGTTGGTATCTACCGCTTCCTGTCTCATCTCCTGCAGCCACCTTTCGCTGTCTACGTTTTTGGACAACACCGAGTGGTCCATGATACCAGTTAAGGATACGCCCAACAAACGTTCTTCTTCTGTGTTCTTCTTCCATACGTTCCTCAGATATTTGAAGTCGGTTAGGGTTGACTGTAATGTGCCAAGTATGGTTGCTAGACGAACCTTACGCTTCAAGCTGTTCAGGTCGTCGCTCTCACGAACCATCACCTCTGATAGGTTACAGAACTGATACGGACGCAAGATGATTTCAGAACACGGGTTAGTTCCCCACATGTATCCTGTTTCCCGCCGCTCGTTTCGGGCAACCTGTTTGTCAGCAGCCTCACGATTGAACATGCCCCGCTCACCAGACTTACTCTCATACAAAGAGACCCACTCCCGCATGAACGTACCAATCTCTGGCTTACCCTTGTAGGCCACAGAGTTGTTAGCCAAGGCACGTTGGCCCTCGTTCTCCCACCACATACCAGACTTAGCATGTGCCATTTGGTCGTCGTTTAAGTTCGACAGACTAATCAAAGCTGACCGTCTGACTCCCCCAACAACTACAATCTCACCAATCTTACACATCAGGTCGTGGCACTCGATAGGAAACAGTCTGCGTCCCTGTGCCTTTTTGAAGGTATCTACTGTAAAGCGAAACAGGTCATCAAGCGGCTGTGGACCAGACGCTCTGCCACCCATAGTCTTGAGGCGTTCCCCTGCCTCGCGAACTTGTGACATATCCCACATAGGAATCTGTCCAGCATACAACAGCGCAATTAGTTCGCGAAGTGATTTGGCCCAGCCGGGCTTCGAATCGCCCACCTTAATTACTGTGTCTGTCTCGTGCATGGCATCGCTAACCACAGGCAGCTTATCTACGTTCTCACGCTCAACTGAGAAACCCACCCCAGTACCACACATAAGAATATACATACACTCGTCGAATGACCGTGAGCTATCCACAGGAATGTAGCTACAGTTATAACCTGAGATGTTATCTCGTGCCAAGGCTGGACCAGATGTCATCATCGCCCTCATGCTCGGCATAATCTCTAAGTTCAGGATAGCTTCCCGAATATCTTCCACGTCCTTCTTAGGCAGTTCGAAGTTGTTCTTACCGCGAACTTGATTGACCATAAAGTCAACGTAACGGTCAACCGTCTCGTCCCAATCCTCACGGCGTTGCTCGGAATCCAGCCAACGTGCATAGCGTGACTTGTGTATAAATTGTTGATAAGTGGTGGGTAACATATTATTCATCGTCTTCTCTTTCCTTTGGTAGCCAAACATCAACATGGGATTGACAGTTTGGGCAGTGTAGATTTGTTAACATAGCGATGTTCTCGCTTTCTTCTGACACGTCGTGGTCGCATCCCCAAATTAATTCAGTCTTGCAGTGCCAGCAATTCATTGTGTTATCTCCTCAATCAGTTCTCTGAGGTAGAACTCTGCTTTCTTGAGGTCTTCGATTCCGTTTTTGTAGCGGTATCTCCAGAGGTACTTGAGGATGTTTCCTTGGAGATAGAACTCGTAGCCATCACCCGTCGCTGCGCGGATTGCCTCAAGGCACTCGATACCTGCCTGATTGTAGTGTGGCGGCTTGTTAACCATGTCGACATTTCCGTACGCCTCTTTACCTGCTTGCTCGTATTGTTCGTCAAGGTCTTTCATAATATTATAATAACTCGTCATCTGTTATCTCCATCGCCAATAATCTTACCACGGTTGGCACGGTCCTGCAACTTGTTAAGATTATCTTGGGCTATATCAGACAGGCTAAAGCCAAGGTCTGTAGCAAGGGCAGAGCAATACCAAAGAACATCACCAATTTCTTTGCTTAGTTCCTGTTTCTTCCAGCCCAACTCTACCGGGTCATAATCGTCCCGTAAAATCTTCTTAACCTTGTTCGCAATCTCACCCGCCTCACCTGTTAGACCAAGAGCAGGATATATCAAAGTATGTTCTTCCTTGTAGATAGCGGTCTTAGATGCTCTCTTCTGATAATCTGCCAGTGACATACTCATTGATTCTCTCCGAAGTTTACCTTAACTATGTTGTCTTCACGCTCAAGAACTTTGTCAGTTACTTCCTGTAGGTTCTCTGCGTCATCGTCGTTTTCGAACTCAGCCCTAAAACTTTCGGCTAGGTTTACAAAACTAATACGAGCCATGCCAGCATCCCAAACACGTTCAAAATCGTTCTCAATCATCTCTATCAAGCCACTCAGTATAACCATACCAGCAGGTACATCTTCTAGGTCTACCGTGTCAGGTTCAGTAGTGTCGTAGGCTGTCATGTTGAAGCCGTCGGCATCTGTGTTGTTAAGAATTAGGTAGAACCTGTTCTTCAACAGGCTGGCCTTTTCCATTTCACGTTCTAGGTCTTCACTCATTTTTCAGCCACTCCTCTGGGATTGCTTTCTCTGCCCACTGGAAACCGTGCTTGGTTGCCCAGATAGCGTAGGTAGTCTTGCTGCCTCGATAAATCTTGTTGTTCGCATTTAAGAAAACAAACCTTATATCTAGGTCAGGATACTGCTGTTTGATAAGCAACATCTTTACGCGGTCACCTTTATCTAGGTGTCCCTTCGCCTCAATATACAAATCCTTGTGTGGAATATAGAAGTCAGGTGTGTAGTTACGAGGCTTTGGTATATACGTAAGCTTCTTCGATTCGTATTCGAAAGTCACACCCTTTTCTGCGAGGGATTTGGCTATGTTGATTTCAAACATAGACCTGTATTTTGTGTTTCTCATAATTCTAGCAGGGGATACGATGTCTTGGCTATTGATAGCCGCTTTAAGAGATACTGTTCTACTTTTGGTGTATGCTTTTCTAGGTAGTTTAGTTCTTCGCTTATTAGCATTGTCGGCAGACATACGGTAACGCCCATCCTCAAGTGATGATTAATTTGTTGACATTGTTCTTCTATCAGAACGATATCCCTAGCTTCTGTATTTGAAACAAGGTAACCAGTCGAACTGTAGTTGTTACGAAGGGTGAGGGGCAGCGAGTTTTCCAAGCCGCGAACATGCACGGTTGCTGGGTCGCCGCCCCTCTTCTCGTGTGATTCCACATACACACACCGCAAGGCTGGGTTCATGCTCAGCAGTTTGCGAGGATATGTTTCTGTGTATATGACAGGCATCACATTGCTCTTTTGACTATCTTAGTGTACCAAGCCTTCGGTGGAAACTTGGCCTTAGATGTTACCTTATCATGGTACTCTGCGTTTTTCCAACACTTTTCTTTGAAAGAGCAGAAAGTACACGTCTTCGGCATTAGTTTGTTGCCTGTGTAAATCTTCTCTCCCTTGACCGTGTAGGACTCATCTACAGCCTCGAAGGGTATCTTGAACTTATCGTCCTTGAGAAGGCTCTCTACGCGGCTGTGAGCGTCAGCAATGTACCTTTTACGGTCCTCTTCTTGGTCGGCAGGTGCTTCAACGAAGTCCCACTCTCCAGAAGATTTGTTGATTGCTATCCAACCACCGAAGGGCTTACCCTGTGACTCAGCATACAGGTAGCCCTGCATCATGTAGCCAAAGGGGTCATCCTCTTTGATTACCTCGTAGCCGCCCCGTCCTGAGAACTTGTTGTCGAAAGACCAAGGGCTAGTAGACTTGATATCCCAAACCTTCTCCTCACCATCGTCTAAGATGATGTCGAGAGTACCTCGTATCTTTTCACCACCAAGTTCTAGTTCGCAGGGTGTTTGGGTATCGACTACTTTAACACCAGCAGCTTTCATAGTAAAGACAGCAACGGCCTCAACAAGGTCACCCATCAAGAAGCGCACCATGTCGTTGTAGGCCATCTCTTGCTTGTTGCCCTGCTTCTCCATCTTCTGCTGACAGAGAGGACGGCCTAGCCCAGACATCCGCATACGGTAACCACCGCGAGGTGACAACTGCTTACGTAAGGAATCCTTGCAGTCCTCTCCGAACTGCTCAATCAAGTCTTCCAGACGGGAAGAGTCAATCTCTCCCCGTCCAGCTTTCTTGAGAAAGTCCTGTATTTCTACAAGGGCTATCATCCGGCTAACCGATTAGCAAGGTCGATGTCTTCATCAGACACGCTTTGCTTCAGGGCTTCTTTGTGTTCGCCAAGAATCTTAGAGTTAGCTGCACCTACAGTATCCAAGAACTTCTGCATAAGTTCCTTACGCTCTGGTGTAAAAGATACTTCCTTCACCAACTCCGGTTGTGGTATCCAGTAGGTCACCCCACCGTTAGCCATACGCTTAGTCTTCAGTTCGACAAGAGAAGTAGGCAGTGGAATTTTGCCCAGCTTCTGCTGGATGAAGTCGTTCATAGGGCGGAACCCAGAACGCTTGAAGTATCCTACAAACGGTAGGTTTTCTACTGGAGAAGCTTCCCCTGCGGCGTTGACGGCATCCTTCATGTCTAGCTGACCGTAGATAATGATGTTGCAGGTTACTGACTTACTGAGCAACAAGCGAGGGTCATCCTCTAACAAATCAGCCTCTTCATTACGGGTGAGCCTACCGCACTTCAAGCCACCATTATTATCTGGAAAGGCTTCAGTCATTTTCTTCCGCTGAACTGAGCGACAAGTAAACGCACCTTCTTCTTGGTCGTAGATAGAATACTCGAAAGTACGTAGCATTGGGTTGATAACCACTGAGTCAGCGTAGACATTCTCAGAGCCATTCCACACCTTCCAAGTCCCGCGCTTGAGCGTATGACCGTCTTCAGTATCTGCGTCGTAGTTAATACGCAAACTTGAAAGAGAGGACTTTTTGGATTCAGTGACTCCATCTTGACCAAGAGCCGCCAGCAAAGCGTCCTTATCATCCGTAATATCGATAGCAAATTCATTTGTTACCATTTCTAAATCGTTACCCATGACATTCTCCATTGGGTTAAAGTTGAACGTAAATCGATTATACCTCAAACACAGCTTCTAAGTCAAGCCAGTTTTTTCCCATTTTTAATTCTATTCCTACGGGCATGGTATACTCCTTGTTATATCTGCGTTTTGTCTCCTGTGATAAACACAGCATTGCCGTAGACATAACCTCAATACACTTATCTTCTTCACCGGGATATACATCAATCACGATAGAGTCGTGTACTGTGTTGCAGATAACAGACTTCATGTCCTGCATATCACTATGCAGTTTGACAAGAGCCATTGGCAATAGGTCGGCAGTGGCAAAACCTTGAACAGGGTAGTTACAGATAGCTGTTCTATTTGTAGCTGTACCCCACTCAGTCCACTTGGCATCGGGAAAGGCGTACTGTCTGCCAGATGGTAGGGTAATCTCTTTCTTGGTTACCGCATCCTTCTGCAAAACTTTATGCCAATCTGTAACGCCACGATACTTATCTTTAAACGCACGGTAGTAACGTTGCTGGTCTTCCGTCCCGCTAACGCCCCCATACAAAGGTTTGAAGGTGTGGGCTTTCGCTTCCTGTCTAGTACAACCAATCACGCTGGCAGTATAGCTATGCACATCTGTACCAGCCTCAACATCATTAAGCACCATCTCATCACTGGCAAGGTAGCCAGCAACCCTAAATTCTAGCTGGCTGTAGTCACCCTCTAAGATAGAGCCGCCATCGAATCTACTCTCTACTGCCTTACGAATGGCAAACGTAGAACCACGCGGCATGTTTTGAAAGTTGGGATTGCGGCTGGATAACCTGCCCGTTGCTGTAACACACTGCATGAACTCGGTGTGGATGAAGCCGTTGTCATCCATGTTGTTCTCCATGCCTTCAACAAACGAGCGTAGATAGGTTCGCAGGGCAGAGTATCTAATATATGACTGTGCAAACTCACGGGCATCACCTCGCAAGGATAGTGACATATCCTCTAGGGTTTCTTTATCTGTCTTGAAGCCCCCTGCTGCAACGTCAAACGCATCACGGGGAACCATCTTAAACCCAGCAACCTCGCCCGTGCTGGTATAGACAACGCCCTTACCATTACACGTCTTACAGATACGAACAGCTTTACCGACTGAGCCATCCTTACGCAAGGGATTGTACCTACCCTTACCGTTACAGTCCGAACACTGAGAGCCTACAGTTTTGTATACCACGTCAGTTTCACGCACGACGTATCCCTTGAACTCAGCACGAGACATCCGCTTACGCTGTTTAGGTTTACGTGTTGCACCCCGCAACTCATGTCCCAGATTAAATATCACTGCCCATGTCTTCTTGTCAGCAACCTTGCAAGAGTACATCAGCATAGACCTGTCGTCTGGACTATCGAGGTTGACGGGGGTATCACCCATCGCGTTCGCGGCTAGTTCGTTTAGTCTGCGTTCTAGCTGAAACAATTCTTGTTCGTATTCCTCACGAATCTCAGCTAAAGTTGTCTTGTTTATCTTGATGCCGTTCTGTTCTATGTGAGCCAGAACGTTCGTCATTTCAAGCGACAGACGAAGTGTCGGTATTAGATTTGTCATCAAACAGTTCCTCAAATGTTGTGCCAAAGGCTTTGAGTTGGGCTAGTGCTACATCTTCTGTAGCGATTACATCGGCAATGCCGTACTCTACTATAGTGTCCCACGGTATGTCAAAGAATGTGTAACCTTCCTTGAAGTACGGCGTGATAAGGTCTTTCTCTTTTTGCACTCCACCATACTTTCCTGCAACAGCAGCAAGGTTGAGAGGCCAACGCCTCGCCTTGGAAAGAATGTATTCCGCAACCATTGTATCATAAATATGTCCCTCGTATTTGAAATTGCACTCGCGTATCCAAGATAGGTCGAACTTGATGTTGTGACCTACAACTACATCAGCTAGGTTTAAGGCATCTTGAAAGATGTTGAAGCCATCCTTGCTAGGTTGCTGGGTACTGTGGTCGAAGCAGAGATAGTGAACATTGTCATTACCCTTCCACTTGTACCCGACAGATACCAGTGTGTTGCCAAAGTAAGGCAGGGGTGTAGATGAGCCATTAGGCTTCTCCTTGTGGGTTGTCTCCACGTCAAACGTCAGGACTCTCATCAATAATATACTCCCGTGTGAACATCAATGTGGCTGGTAAACATACCGTGCCACCCGTTTAGTTTGTTCTTAGAGATACAGATATGTCGTGCTGTATTCTCTTCCTCAGATGTGCCAGTCTTGCCAATCCCGATGATTACGTCAGCCTCACCAGCCTTACCAGTTCGCGAACCATCTAGCATCGAGTAGTCAATAAACTGGCGGTCATGTGCTTCGAAGCTAGCCTGTGACACAGACCATACCAGAAGCTTGTTACGCTTGGCAATCTCACGAGCAGTGACATATATCTCTTTCAGCTTCTCATCCCCACGGTTGAACTCGCCACCAATCCTGAACTTGTCAAGCTGGTCACAGAACATAACGTCCGGCTCGTTTAGCTGGGCATACTCGTTCAGTTCTTCCATAGATGTACCTACCGAATCCATAACAATTAAGTACGGTGCTACCTCTTCTTCGAATCGCTGTTGCAACGTATGTCGCTCTTCAAGCATTTGTTGTCGGGTACGTTCAAAAAAGGACTGAATGATACGCAACTTAATCTTTTCGGCTGGCTCTTCGTTAGCCCAGTATACTACCTTTTGTTTGTGCCGTATGTAGTTCGCGGCAAGAAACGCACAGAAGGTTGTTTTGCCTACCTCTGGACGGGCAAAGATAATACCGAGGTTGCCCCTGTCCATGCCCGACAAGTTCTCTGACAGCAAGTCCCAACCAAAAGGGAAGTCTGGGTCACCTGTCTCTTCTTCTACTAGCTGTGTAAAATCTTTATCCATCTCGCTATATGTCGTCTTATCTGTCATCCGCCCATCTTCAACCATGTCGATGAGCGTCTTGAGTTCGCCAAAGTGTTCCGATTCGCCAGTGAAGATAGCAATCGCCTTCTCACCAATCTGTCTAGCCCTGTCTCGAACCCAGAAATTCTTCACCACATCCAGTTCGAGGGACATCTCAGTGGACACATTCCCCGATAGGTTGTCTATTATACTATGTATCTCAGCTATTGCGCTAGACGGCATGGCTGGATTGCGGTCACTGACTAATGCCGACAACTGATTCGGCTCTATGTCTATGCCGTACTCTCTGTGTCCGTAGCTAATCACGTCAAAGATTGTAGCATCACGTCCCGCGAACATGTCCTTACTAACAATGTTCTTTACTTTGTTGTAGAAATCATGATGGAGCATAAAGCCCAGCACCTGATGTTCAAGTGTATTTGGAGAGAACTCTTTCTCTTGTTGCATTATCCATGTCCTTCAAGTCTTGATTCAAAATCATTAAGTTAGTTGGCACAATGCCTTGTAATTTTCTTACAATATCTAGGGCCTTTTGGGTAGCATCCTTATCAAGGGCTACAAACACCCGCTCGTACTTTCGCAAAGTAGCTATGTGTGTGTCAAGTAGGTTTGTTCCGAGCAGGGCTACCCCCGAAAAAACATCTGATACACAGCAAGCACTAGCACAGTCTTCCACAATAACAGCCACACGTCTGCTACCGCAAACGAAAGGATTGCCTGACTTTCCATATCTCCACCATTTAGGCTTCTCACCCGTAAGAGTTCGACCTGCGGCATCGACAACCTTACGCCCGTCAGTAATCATGTACACAATGCGGTTACGTTGAAAGTCGAACCGCAAGTCTACACGACCATCGAGGTAGGCATCGTAGGCATTGACCCGCTTGAGGTAGGCAACTGATTCTGGACTGCGGGATATCGGAACGAACGTGCTGGGAATCTCGAAAGCAGCACTACCCACCGTTGGAGGAACAGAAGATTTCTTGTTTGCTTTCAGTAACATAGGGTGTGTAGTTACATCCTTAGTTAAACGAAAGCCTGTCCGTCCCGAAGCAGAACAGTCAGCATGGAAGCAGTGAAATAGGCGTTGCCCATTCTGTTCTCCCACGCTAAACGTGTTCTTCTTACCGCACATAGGACAATCCATACGCAACCGACCATTAGGTTGCAGTGGTAAGTCCATCACAAAGTCTGTTATCCAGTTAGCCATGACATACCTATACGACAAACTAAAAACACTGTCAACCTGATTTTTTTTGTTGACCGACAAACTTATCCATGCTATTAGTAGGTATACCCTGTAAGGAAACCCTGTTATATTTACTTATTATAATAATTGTTATATAATGTTATGAAGAAAAGAAACCCTATAGCTAAACAAATACGTAACCCTTCATATAGGACAAGAGTTGTGCCTAACAAACGAGGCGTAGACGAAACCTACGATTGGGTTGCTGAATGGATGGATGAAGATGGCGAGACCCCCGAAGATAGAAGAGAAGACAAAGACGTACAATCTACTGATGACAGTGGGTCAGTATGACAAACTTGCCACGATATCTGAGCAGAGACAAAAAACCGACCTATCACAAGTCAGTGTTGCTGACCTAATACGGGAAGCGATAGATTTGTATATTCATGTAATCGAACAAGAGGATGAAGATGAAGAGACGCGAACTGAAGGCTGAAGTAATCGAACGAGAGTTTGACGCGGCGTGGCAAGTAGTTACGCCAGCTAGTTTAGTTAGGCTGAACGAGACAAGCCGAGAACTTGTTAGGACGGGCGAGGCTGTCGACTTGACAAGGTGGGTAACAGTGTTTGTTGGGAAAAGTAAAAAAGAATGTGACAAATGGCTTGACACTAACAGAGGTTCTGTGTTAAGACTAAGTACGCCCTATGAGGTTGCATAGACATAGGGTGTCCTTTCTGTTGGTTGGGAGCGGGGTTATCTTTCGGGATAGCCCCGTTTCTTTTTGTGCTTGACATGTTCGATAGTTTCATGTATAGGTAATGAAACTGCAAACAAACAGAAGGGAAAGCAGAGATGACTGACACACTACATATACCAGAGTTTGCACATGGCTATCTGTTGTCAGAGTCGTACATGATATTTAGCGTTGTACTAGAATCAGGTGAAACAGAAGAGGATTGGCAACAGATAAACGATGTGCCTCTGTATGCAGGGGAGCATTGTGAGTATGCTGACTATGACCTAAACTTCTGGTACAGTGAAGAAGAAGACAAGTGGCACTGTACTGCCTATGAGATATATCGTGACGAAGAAGGCGTAGCAGATACAATTCAATCAGAGTATAGGAGATTGTGGTAATGCCTAGATATAAAGTGATGGCAACAGAGTATGTATACAAAGATACCTTTGTTTATGCAGAGGACGCAGAAGAGGCGTACGAAAAAGCACAGGGAGATATACATTGGGAAGTTGTAGGCGGGGACTTTGAAATTCACGCA